GGAAGACATACAGAATTCGGTATTGCTCTTCTGAATTGTGCTGTTGTTATTTGCATCGGTGATGAAATGCAAAGTTCTAATCCTTTCGAACTTCTACCGAAAGTTATGCACTACAAGGATGTGGAAGACTTCCTGAATAGAATCAGTATCCTGAAAGATTTTCTGAGACTTAGGAAATAATAATGAGAAAAGATAAGGCAGAGAAGATCCAGCGTAAATCTCTAAAATGGTTTGCTGACAGGATGTTAGATAAACTTATGGAGAGATTAAGTAGAAATGACGGTGAACCTTTATTAGGAGTACAAAAGGATCACAATGTTTATTTCTACTATAAAAGGATGATAGTAGAAACAAGAGAGCTACAGAAAGCTCTTAGTAAACACGATATTTATGATAGCACAATTTCTAAGCAAGCTGTTATCAGAGAATGTGCCGACGTAGCGAACTTTGTCGCTGCGATTGCAGAGATGATGAGAGAGGATGAAGATGAGTAAAATCATAGAAGGAGTAAAACGATTAACACGAAGAAAGAGTAAGCAGAGATCTTATCTCGTTAGTATTCCTAAGAGTATTAGTAGAAGATTCAGACGGATGCATGGAGACTTTGAAAAATGAAACAACCGAAACCCAGAACAACTCCCTTTATTTGGATATCTTGGCTGGCAAAGTTTATCGCAGGTGAAATTCAGTGCGACTATCAATGCTGGTTTAAGTCTCATTTTCAATATGAAAAACTTCCTAACGATTTCAATTTAATTAAATGGACTACCGATCATAATCAATTAGTTAGGAAGACCAGAAAGAAACTCGAAAGCGATGGATATAAGGTTCTCATAGAAGATCAGAATTCCATTAAAGCTAAGTTTGTAGATGACGAAGCTGTCTTACAAGCTACAATATCTGCGAAGCCTGACATCGTCGCTTTTCGAGAAGATGAGAATCTAACCATTGATTGTAAAACTGGTAAGACTAAAAACAGTGACCAGATTCAAGTTTTACTGTATATGAAGTATTTGCCTACTTTATATCCTAATAAGAAATATTGGGATGGAAGGGTTGTTTATCCAAGTAGGTCAGTTGCTGTTCCCAGTGCTATGATGGATGGATCTTTCAATCGCCTTGTAGAGGATTCAGTTAGAGAAATTCTTAGTCCTGAAGCACATAAAGCTCCCAGCTTGGCGGAATGCCGACGTTGCGATATTTGTTCAGAATATTGCAAAGACCGTATAAATGAAGACCGAGACTAATGAAAACTTAACTCTTAGTTCTACGCATGATAATATAAGAAAGCAGCGAAAGCAGATTATTACTTCATGCGTAGATAAAGAATTAAGGGTTATCATAGTGGTAAGATGATCATGAAAGTTGCTATTGTAGGAAGTAGAACTTTCATAAATTACAACTTATTCACTAATACAATGGATAAGCTGTCAGACAGTGGTTTATTTGAAGTCACTGAGATCATAAGTGGCGGAGCAAAAGGAGTTGATACTTTAGCTGAACGATACGCTAATGAAAAAGGAATTCCCATCACTGTGATAAAACCAGATTGGGAATTACATGGAAAATCTGCTGGTATGATTCGTAATGGAGAGATTATTCGTCAAACTGAGATGGTTGTAGCTTTTTGGGATGGAAAGAGTCGAGGAACAAGAAATACAATCGGTCGAGCTATGCAAGCTCAAATGACTTGTTTTATTATCAATACTAATAGGTTATCATAATGGATGTAAAATTTCCTAAAATCAAAAATTTTCATAATCAACCTTTTTACTTCATACAACCGAAGTTCGACGGTCATCTTACTAAAATCTTTAAAGGGGAGAAAGGACAAGTTCAGGTTCTCACTAAAAACAATAAAGATATTAGTGAGAAGATAATGAATATCCCCACTGTAGGAATTCAGATCGCTGCTCTTCCCAATAAAACCATAGTATTCGGAGAACTTCATTGTCCAGGAATCAAAGCTACAAGTGTTCCTACATTATTAAATAATTCTGATGAACGACTCGAACTCCCTGTATTCGCAGTTCCTCTCTTCCACGGTATCGATTGTAGGAATGATGATCTTATTGATGTCATGAAATTAATTTCCAATTATGGAGTAGTTGGAACAAAAACGTGGAGAGTCCTTGGAGTAGAACTTGATGTAGATCCTATTCGAGTATCTTACATAGCTACTGATAAGATGGAATGTCACACAGACATGCCAAGTCTTCTAAATGTAGCTGTAAAACTAAAACTTGAAGGATGGGTGTTAAAGCAAAATCACATGTCTGGATGGTTTAAGTTTAAACCTACAAAGACCGCTGATGTATTTGTGTTAAGCACTTGTAAATCTTTTGAGCCTACATATTATGGAGGTTTAAAGTCTATTCACGTAGGAGTGTTTAAAGGCTCTAAGGTTATTGATCTTGGCTATGTAGGAACTGGATTTGATCAAGAATTCAGAGAGACCGTTGATCAAGCAAGTCTTATCGATAGAGTTGCGGAGGTAGAATATGATTCTTTAGCCGCCGATGGTAAGCTTCGCTTTCCTCGGTTTGTAAGATGGAGAGAAGATAAAGACAAGAAACAATGTACTTTTGACCAATTTGAATAAACATAAAGGAACTGAAATGATTGACAGTCGTTTAAGATTTGTTCTTACTTCCGAATGTACAAAAAGAGTTTACACTGTTACAGTTTTTGGAGAAACTTCTAAAGAGAATTTCATAGCTAACAAAGGATTTATTCTTGACGAACCAGCTATTCTCCAACTCTTAGAAAAGATACAAATAAAATTAATTGACGGACGATTCAGTCTCACAGTCGAAGATAAAGCCTGTAGCTATGTTGGAATATCTCTCTGGCTCTGTGAAAAGATAAAGAACGGATGTGCTATAATCGTAGAAGACGATCTTGGTAATGCCGGTCGTTTTGTCAAGGATGAGTATTTAGAAAGAATCGAACCTTTTGGAGATTTCAGTAATGAAGTCTAAAGTTTTAGAAGCTAATCAACTACAATGTGAAGTCTGTGATAAGATAGGAATTACCGGGGAAGATATTCATGTAGCTTGTGTTCCCGGAGTTCCTTACTCCGCTGCTTATTGTATTGAGTGTTTACAAGCAGATGCTCATCCTTGGGGAATTCTCATAGCGAATACAGCGTGTTGTGATGGTCTTCATAATACAGCCGATTGGTGGAAGTGGATGGTCACAGACACTTGTGATCATCTCGACAGGTCTCTTGATGAATTCATTGAATCAGTAGAAATTTCAATGAAGGCTATCGAAGAAGATATGAAACGGAGATTTGAAAAGCAAAGTAAGCTCAATATCGAGGAATCATAATGAAAGCAAGAATGAAAGATAATCCTGAATTAGTATTCACTACCGGAAAATTCAATACTCACGCTGTTGGTGAAGTTATTGGATACAGTGATTCTTTTGGAGCTGATTTATTTTTCATTAAGAATCTTGACGTTCAACTGTCTTCTGGAGAATGGAAAGATATGGGTCAAGCTTTTAAAGATCATGATATTATATGTGACAACTATAATACATGTTTCTTCGAACCTAAGAACGAAGAAGACCGTAAACGCGGTTTTACTTTACATTGAGGTGAACGATGAGTGACTGTATTTCAGCCGGGAAAGCTTTTGAAGCTGCGATGGAAGAAATGAAAACAAAGTGTCCAAAAGCTACAGATAAAAGTAAAAAAGCATAAATGGAAAGATGCTGGATGCTTCATAAAGCAATGTAGTCTTTGTAAGAAAGTCGTTTATACGAAGTAGGTGAGCCATGAAATCCAAAGTATTTAATATTCTAATTTCTATCTGCACTATTCTTGTAGCTATTTGCTACTTAATAGGATTCTTATTTCTATATATGAAAATCTTTCCATTATGTTTTATGTATGGAATTTTAGGATCAATAGGAGTTGTAAAACTTCGTTCTTGGTGGTGTGAAACTGGAGGCTTTGACAAGTATTTTAGTGAAGAATGTTTGTTTCATAATTGGTGGCTTATTCCTAAAGTAGCAGGAATAGATAGACGATATGGACGCAGATATAATCCATTCATAGACCGAAAACATGAGATCCGTAGATATTGTAGAGAATGTGGAAAACAACAAGAATACAATGCTTATAGATGTCAATGGATTACTGTTTGGCATTTCAGATTAGACGGGAGTGGAGAAATATTATCTGCGATAAATTGGTTAACGAAACTTTCTATACCATTACAAGATAAATATGCCAGATTAACATTAGAAAATTTGGTGAAAGAATACCGGAGGGAGAATGTCTAATATAAAATTAGAACTAACATTAGATGAAGCTATGAATCTGGTTGCAGCATTTTCACCAGATAGTACGAATAAAGAATTATTTAAAGAAAAGGTGAAGAGGTTGTTAAGAAAATAGCTGATCAAGTAGACGCTACTATTGAAGGAATGGATAACGAAATGAATAAGGCTGGAGATGTAGAAATACGGCTAAATATGGACTCCCCAGTGCCTCTGTAAGCGACAAACGACTCAAAATCAGTGTTATTACACTAAAAACAAGGGTAAAATAGAGGAGATTAATATGGGACTCATAAGGCTTGGAACTGGTATTATCGTAGGATTCGTCATTACTTCATGCTTAATAGCTTTATGTATGCACCGAATCGCTATGGTTTTAACCTTAGTCTATCAGACTCCATTAATCGCAGCGATTATATTTCTCATCATAGGAATAAGGATGGAAAACAATGCCCGATCAAGCTAATAAACAAGCGGCATTCAAAGTAATTTACACTTGTGATCGTTGTAGATTTAACTATTAAGAAACGATATAGCCTACTCGGGATGACTTAAAACTTTGTCCGATTCCTAAGATAGTTATCTGTCCTGAATATGGCAGTGCTCTTTCAGGTGTAAGAAGACTCGGCAAAATGGAAAAGTTTACTTCTATTCTCGATGTCAACAAACTTTAGACCCTCTGATTTGAAAGGTAGGCAGATGCAAGAAGAGAACATACTGTGGGTACGAAACTACAGAGTAAGCTTTGTAGAAAAGGTTCTTAAGGATTTAGATAAAGGATTATCTCAGACTCAAATTCACAAGAAACATAAAGTCCCTCGTCCTACTGTTCGATACTGGAAAGCTCATCAGGATGCTGGCGGAATTTTCTTACCTGAGAGTGAGAAGAAGCACTACTCAGAACAGCAAAAAGTGTATGCTAAGACGGAAGTAGAAGATGATTCCGCTCAGAATAGAAGAATCATCACTACTCGTTCTCTCGGTGTAAAAACATTAGAAGGAGCCTTAAGAGCGGCGAAAGTCGATCGCCGAGTGTGGGAAGTCGATCGACATGTCATAAATTTCTGGGAAGTAACAACTAAGTTAAAGAAGTTTAATAAAAAAGGAATCCGCGTCTCCGACCAACCTCACACTTACACAAACTATCAAGTGAAAGTCTGGTTGAAGAGAAAGAAACCTGAGCTTCTTGCTATGGAAGATATCTTAGCGGAAATAAAACGAACCAAGATTATCCAACCAAAGATAAAGAGAATTCCTCTCAAGAAGATGAAACATCGACGAACTCTGGAAGTGTCTATCATGGATCCTCATCTTGGTCTCAGTTGTTATAAGCCAGGAGCCGACAATCCGTGGTCCATTGATAGATGTGAATCAATGGTAATGACCATGATCGATCGCTTAATTGATTTGAACAAAGTCTATGGCCCTTATGAAAGAATTCTTTTCCCGTTCGGTAATGATTTCCTTCATGCTGACACTGTCTTCCATACTACAACAGAAGGAACAAAACAACCGGAGATGGAATCTTGGCAATACGTTTACATGAGAGCAGAGAAACTTGGAATCGCCATGATTAACCGGCTCCGTGAAGTTGCTCCGGTTCATGTTGTATCAGTGATGGGGAATCATGCAAGACAAAGTGAATTCGCATTAGGAAGGACTCTTAATGCTTACTTCCATACTTATAATGACGTTACTTGTGATGTTGATTCAAGTCCCTATAAGTTTTATCCTTATGGAGTCTGTCTTGTAGGGTTTGAACATGGTCATTCTATTAAACAAACAGTTCGCCTCGCTGCTTTAATGGCAAACGAATGTCGTATTAATGGATGGCAAGAAGCAAGGTGGTGTGAATGGCATTTAGGTGATCAGCATCGCAAAGGAAGTGCTAAACCTGTTATGATGGAAGAGCAAGGAGTGTCTGTTGAATTCCTTCCCGGTTTAACTCCGCCGAATGAATGGCATAAAATTAAAAGTTTCAATTGGCAAAAGAGAGCCGGACTTGCGTTTGTGTGGGATAAGGTTCGTGGTCCCATTGCTCGTACGCAAATAAGTATCGACAACTACACTGGGGAAATTCTTGGTGGATAACTTTGGAATAAAATGGTGGGAAGTGTTAATCTGTGTAGGATTAGCACTTCTCATCTTAGTTTTTATAAGATGGTACATGTCACTATGAGATTATCTCGAAGAGTAATGATACAAAACACGATAAATGGTTCCTTTGAATTATTCGGTGGCTTGTTTGTTTTATTAAGTGTGATAAAGCTATTGAGAGATAAGAAGGTGAAAGGAGTAAGCTGGATTCATGTTACTTACTTTACTTTCTGGGGATACTGGAATATCTACTATTATCCTTTCTTAAAACAATGGATATCATTTATCGGTGGTCTTAGCGTTGTTTTCGTAAATACTGTTTAGCTTATTCTCATAGTATATATATATATTATCTTAAGAAAGAAAAGAAATGAGAACAGCATACGTTTTAACAGGGATCATCGCCTCTGGGAAAAGTACATGGGCGAAAGAAAATGTTGATTCTAACACTTTCATTGTCTGCAAAGATGATATACGTTGTATGATCTACGGTCACTACGAATTTGTAGATGGTGATGAATCGCTCGTTGATAAAGTTGCTAAAGATATCGTTGCTCGTCTTCTTGATGAAGGAGCAAACGTCATTATTGATTTTGGTTGGGATACTCTGAAAAGAGGAGGACGTGTACGACTATTTCAATGGTTAAAAGAAGTAGGAGCTACAATGGTCTACCAGAAATTCTTTGCAGCTATTGAAGGAGCAGTTGAAAGGAGACTACAGAATAATCACGGGAATATCAAAAGAAAAACATGGGAAGTCTTGGTACAAAGTATGATAATGGATTTAGAAATTCCTGAGCGTGAAGATAAACTTGAACATTTCCATGAATGGATAGATATCACAAAGAAAGATGAAGGAGAAAAAGATGCCGAGTGACGATGATTATCGAGATATGGCTAAAGGAAGAGAAAAGGTCATAGATCAGTGTGAACACTGCGGAATGAAGTTTCATACTAAACATACCGCAGATACTGTGAAGTGTTGCCAACAAAGAATAATAATAATGAAAGGGTAAGAAATGGCTAAGAAGTACAAATTAGGAACGGACTTTCGATTCACTCCTAACGATATGATTTTCCGTCTTGACGAGATAAACGGAAAAGCATTTCTCGTTTGTCTTTGCGGTGGAGTGGAAGAGAAAACTGTAGGAGCAGCCATTAACAGTGACGGCACTGTTGATGCTCTTCCTATCAGTTGTCCAGAGTTATTCGAGGAGATCAGTGAAGAGGATCAACTGAACCAAGACTATGCAAAGAAAGTATAATTATCAAACAATAGGTGAACAAGAGATTAATAACTAAAACATGAATATGAAAGGTAAGTAGATGGATAACATTAATATATTGTTAATTAAATGCTTAACGATCTTAGTGTTAGGCTTCGTACAGAACGTTTCGTTCACTATTGTAAGCCGATCAAGGAATCGCGGAGATATCCGTTATCATGCAATAGCGGCGACCTGTTCCAATGGTATCTGGTTTCTAACATTCCGCCAACTCGTTCGTTCCGATATGAATTTCATTTTGTTCGTACCTTATTGTATCGGAACAGTAACGGGAAGCATCATCGGAGTAAAGGTATCTATGTTTATCGAACGACTACTCGGTGCTTCGGCGGACGGACATCTACAAGGATCCGGAAGTGGTGGAACTGACCGTAAGAAAGCTTCGGTTAGTCAACTGTCCAAAGGATATGGTGCTGGAAGTAATAAAGGAGTGAAAGATACCAGAGGTAATAATTAATATGCAAGCTTTTGGAATTGGTTGTTTGTTGGTCAGTGTAGTTCTTTTTGTTATAACAACGATACTTAGAACTCATGGATTCGATGTAACAATTTACGAAAGACGGCGATCGCCCATAACAATAAACTCGGTGATAATATTAACTGACGAATTAATTTGAGAGGAACTAAAATGAGAATGCCGAAAGAAAACGAAGATTTGTTCGGGAAGGTTTGTGTCTGTAGTGTAGGCCGACCATTCATCGTAACCGGGAAAATAGGGCCAGAGCACAACTTACCTACGCTCGAAGGATCTTGGTCCGGTTTAGGCTTGGATGGGAAAGGGACTGCTTGCAGTTCCAATCCTTGTATCATCGCTGAATCGGGTCAAGAGTTTCACGATAAGCTGGTAAAACGCTTTAGTGGTAAGATGTCCTACAACGGATGAGTTGATATTGACATTGTGAATTGAATTTGTTGTGTAGTAAGGAGAGAAGTTGTGAAATTCCAAGATGGTCTTAAAACTATTCGTTCTGCTTTAGAAACTTCTCAGTTGATCAAAGATGAGACAATTCGAGAAGCTTTGGAGGCCTTAGAAAGAAGTAGAATTACGGATATAATGAGACTTGGAGAAAGTGATCACGTGAAAAATGGATATCACGAAGATCTTTGGTATTTCGCTCATCCTTATTCAGGATACGGGATTAACAAGTTTAGGATACAAGAAGAGAACTGGAGAAAATGTTTAAACCGAAGTTGCTACTTGTTATCCAGTGGTTATCCCGTCTTCTCTCCTATTCTTCACACTCATCATGCTGAAATAGAATCACCCTACATCCAGAACATGACCAGTGAAGAGAAACATTTCTTCTTTATGAAATTAGATGTGACAATGATAAGGAAATGTAATTTCACTGGTTTGATCTTAGCTCCTGGATGGAAGTTATCCCGTGGATGTCTCATAGAATATAGTCAATTCTTAGCTCTCAGAAAGCAAATTGTAGAATATGAAAACATAGTGAAGAGAATTGAAAATGTTTAAACAAAAATTCTATGTTTATAATATTTATTTTCCTACAGTCGATAAATTCTATGTAGGATGGTCTGGAAGATTATATGAAAGATTAAGAGATCATCTTGGAGAAAAGAATTTATTAGGAAGAGCACTTCGCAAGTATAATAACTGGAAAATAAATATTCTTCATATTGTTAGTTCTTCAAAAGAAGCTAAGTTTTTAGAGATAGAAGAAATTCGTAAGTTCAATTCTATCAACCCAAACGGATACAATCTTACTTCTGGAGGAGACGGATTAGAAAATCCTTCAGAAGACACTAAAAGAAAACTCAAAGAAAATCACCGAGGAATGCTTGGTAAGAATCATTCCAAACAAACTCGTTTGCAAATGAGTGTATCTCATTCTGGAAAGAATAATAGTATGTACGGAAAGCAGCATTCACAAAAGACAAAATTGAAAATGAAATATTCTCAATTAAAACGAAGATTGGAAGAATATGAAAAGTTAGAGAAAATTAAATGTCCTTTCTGTGGATTTGAAATGTGTGACAATTTTGCTACATGTCCTAAATGTAATGCTCTTCTGGACTAAGGAGAAGAATGATGAAAAAGTTTTGGGTCTGGTGGGTCGGTCAGAAGTGCTATGCGATGAATGTTTAAGGATAAAGCAATGAAAAAATTAATCATCGGTTTAGGTACTGGAAGATGTGGAACTACAAGTCTTACAAAGTTCTTGTGTCTTCAGCAGAGTGCATTCGTTACTCATGAGCATAAAGCTTCGAGGATAGGATGGTATAGAAGTTATGTTGGAGTAAAGACTTTCATAGAGGAGACGTTAAGATATCCTTATAATATTGTAGGTGACGTCGCTTTCTTTCTGCTTCCGTACGTTGAATATATCATAAAAGAATTCGAAGATAAAGCGGAATTATATTTTATATGCTTGAAAAGAAATAAAGTTGAAACAATAAACAGTTTTCGTAGGAAGCAAGGTTGGAACACTAAGAATAGACATCCTTGGTATGAAGGACCTGATTTTCCTCATTTCAATTGGGATAAGTGTTATCCTAAATTTGGATTCTTATCTCAGGAAGATGCTATGTCTTATTATTGGGATATGTACTACGAGATATCGGAAAGATTTCAACAGAGACATCCCGATAAATTTAAGATTTTCGATATTGAATCTTTGAATTCTATTGAAGGTCAACGAAGCATATTGTTGTTCTTACAAATAAGTGAGAATGATATGATAGATTATGAAGGTTTGCCAAAATGGAATAAAAGTAAATCTAATCAATGATTAAACTGTGATTAATGAGAGGTGAATTGTGAAAGATCCGAGAGCTCATTCTAAATTCAGAGATAAAGTAGTTAAAGAACTGAAGAGTAAAGGATGTTGGGTTTTAAGCGTCCATGGACATAAACTCCAAAAGGTTGGAGTCAGTGATCTTCTCGTCATTGGTCGGTCGTGGAAAGGATTTCTTGAACTAAAGACGGGTAATGCAGTCTGTTCTCCAGTTCAAAAAGAATTCATCGAAAAAATGGTGCTTCGCAACTTTCCTACTTATGTGTTGCGATGGGATCCTTCGATCGGTGCTTCAGGTGCTGTTATAATTGAAAATCGTCAAGGAGAGATGTTGAATGTTGTCTGTCTGAAAGATGGACTCTGGGAATGGTTGAAAAATCCACACATGATCTTATAAGTTATCTGTGAGGTAACATGAAATTATTGAAAACTATATTTACGTTTCTGTTTCTATACGGATTAACGATCGATATCATTTAAGTAATTTAGATAAGAAACTTAAAGGAGAAGAAAATGAAAGACAACCCTTTACTTCCGAAGATCAAAGATCTTGTAATCGCTCTGGCTAAAATAAGAAATGACGATTGTGATATTGAATATGCTAAGGAAGTTGCAAACTGTGCTCTTCTTAATTTGAATATAGACTATATGGATCTACTTCCCAACGAATCTTTGAGACCTATAGAAATCTCAAATCAGGCTAAAGTCACCAGAATAATTGAAAAGTTTGTTACTTCTACGCAACGTGATCTTATCAAGAAGTATTTAAAGCTTGAATCTGAAAATGCAGAGTACAAACTTCGTGCAGATGCTTTCCATAAGATTCCTAATAAGTTCAAAGAAGACATCTGTCTGGGATGTGGAAAACCTTCGAGTGTAGGTTGTGGATGTCCGGCCGGAACTGGAAGAGCTCTGAGAGATGATTGGCGAGTTTTATTGAATGAAAATGGGAAAAGTGTTCATCTAAGTGGTACGATCCACGTTCTAAGATCGGGGCGGGAAAGTGCTACAAAGGAATAATAGAAAAGTGGTCTTAACGGTTACAGAGTTTTAGAATCTCGAAGGTGCTCGTAAACTACCAAAATCTTAATCTCAGGATCCCTGTAACTACAATAATTCTAATAAGATATGGAGAAGTTCGCGACATCATCATCATACATACATACTATAGGGGGACGAGACTGAGAGCGTGAGAGTGTGAGAAGGTGTTACAAAATCTACCGTAACCGTTAAGACCACAATTCTTAATGAGGAATGATATGAGAAAAGAAAATAAATCGAAGGATTATATTGATCATCTACACGAAGTGTCTGTGGAAAGATCTGTTTCTGATGGACCACACGGCGAAGAGACATTCTTAGACGAATTTGTAGGGTCATCTCGTGTTTGTCCTTCCTGTGGATATAAAGTAAGAGGAACATATAAGAAATGGTATTTCAATAGAGAGTTCTATAATGTGAGTTCTTCTCAAGAAAAGAAGGCGGCAGTTTGTTTAAGATGTATAAGAAGATTTGAAAATCTTAAAGACTTCTTGAGAATATTCTATCATCTTAATCCAGAGGATAAGATTACATTCTCATGTCCATCTTGTAGTACTGAAGAGAAACCAATTGATTCTGTGACAAGAAAACTCAGTATGAAGAATTGGAGAGAGGACGCAGAAGAAGGATGGATGTGTAAGAAATGTTTCAACAGTAAAATTGCAAGTTGGAATGTAGATGGAATCAATGTTCATAATGAATTAGCTGTTCCGGCAGTGTGGAAAATTCATGGACATTATTTGAGAGTTGTAAGAATAAGAGCTCAAGAATCGATAATAAAAGGAGAAGGATTAAATAGAAATGATTTAATAAAATATCCAGGGACAGGAAGAGAAAGGATTGAATTATCAGTGGAAGATTTAGCAAAAAGAACAGGAATTTCAAGAAATAATTGGTATCATCTCGAGAACGGACATACAAAAACAATTTCTCGGATAAAATTAGAAAGTATAAAACAAGCTTTTAGATATTTTGGATTTGAGCCAGAGAATTTATTAAGAAATTGGCAGGAATGATAATTTATAAGACCGAACTTAGAAGTTACTCCCTCGCGAGAAAATCAAAGATCTTCTATCAAAGGAGCAAAGATGCGTCCAAGATTAATCCATTATGCAAGATTTCACAGATCAAAGATGTCTGCTTGCGGTCTCCATAAATATGGAATCATTAATCAAGCAGACTCTTCAAGATACAGAAACACTATTTATGATAAACCTCCTCATTATGAAATGCTCTTAACAAGATTCGTAGATTCTGTTTCTTGTGACAACTGTAAACGATCAAAGAAGTTTAAGGAAGCAAAAGAACGAAAAAGGAAAAGAGATCTCCGAAAAGCCATTAAAGAAAGTCCGAGTGTGAAAGGAATAAACAAAACTCAAGGACCGTGTTCAAGAAAAGTAAAATGGGTTAGAGACGGAAATCATTATACAGGAACAGAAGGAGATTGCGTGATAGGAATATTCTTTGTTATGTGGAAATGGATATTCTCATTAATAGGAAAAGAAATCGTTAAGAAAGCAGAGAAGATAAAAGCTAAAGGGAAGTGGAATCATAGAAGGATTAATCGTAGACCTATTCTTATAGCAAAAGAACCTTCTAAAGAAGAGTTTAGAAAGTTTGTTAACAATCCTCAAAGTTTTCCTATTCGGTTTCCAGGAATTGCAATAATAGACGCAGTGAAAGGATTGAATTACGTTGTAGCATTATCAAAAGGAGCTTCAAATTCTTTCAAAGAAGCAAAGAAAGAAAGCAAATCAACAGTTAAAATCCGCTGCTCAATTAGCTTGGGATGAAACAAAAGAAGTGAAAGAAAAGATTTCTCCGAAGCCGTCTTGTATGGATAAATTAGTTCATAAAACAAAGAAACAAGTTATCCATCTTGGAAGACCGTATGATGTTAATACAGCTTGCGGAATTCATCTATCATCGGCCGGAGTTTCTTTCGTCGCTATTCCGAATAGGAAATTTGTGACATGTAAAAACTGTAGAAGATCCAAAGTTTTTAGATGTAAATGAAATGAGAAAAGAACCGAATGAATCCAGACCTCTAATTTCTAAGTTTTTAAATGTAGAACTGATTAGAAAATATGGAATAACTTTAGAAACTTATGTGTTGTTATTTGAAAAGCAGAAAGGAAGATGTGCAATATGTGGGCGTTCACAGAAAGATTTCAAAAGAAGATTAGCTGTAGATCATGATCACGAAACAGGAAAGATAAGAGGTTTGTTGTGTGTTGGATGTAACAATCTTGTAGGACATTATGAGAAATTAAAAGATGAAGTAGATTATTATTTAACGAAGGCGAAACATTGTGCTATTAAGCCAAAATTTTTACAAAGAATCGTTGTAAGTCTATTAATAGTAATAGATTAAAAAGAGTCAAGAAATTTTATTTTTTACTTGCATTTCAACGCACAATATAGTATCATACAACGTATGTATGGTAAGTCTCTTAAATAGATCTTGGTATGGTTAGGAATGCCCGATAGTGATTACGTATGCGAGGAGATAATTGATCATGTCGTAGACCTCCTCGGTCGACGATTTCGCAAGTCCCAGATCAAAGCGGCACTCGCAGAGATTAATGGAGGAGAAAGATTAAAAGGATGGGTCTCAGAGAAAATCATAAATCTTGCTCGCAAAAAGATAAGAGAGACTTACAATACAGATCCGGTAGAATTCAAAGGAGCGGCAATTGAATTCTACGAATCTATTCTTCGTGGTCGGTATTCTCTTAGATATAAATTACAAGCTCGCCAACAATTGGATAAACTTCTCGGACTTGAGAACATTTCAACAGACGATCCGAGTATCTACACTGAGAAGGTTGTTGAAGCACTCCAGGAGATGGATGAATCTGTTCTCGGAAAACCTGATAATTCAGAAGAACCAAAGTCAGAACAAGAATCTGTTACTCAAGAAACTGAAGAAGCCTCGGTCAGATCTAACCAAACGGATGAGGAAGCAGATAAGCAGCGATTAGAAAAAGAACTGAAAGGAATAGTTCTTCCTGATAAGAAACGGAATCTTGATATAGACCCTTCTTTGACAAGTGAATAGCGGTTAGGGATCCAGCGTACTGAAATGAATGGAACAAGAATATTAACGCCGAGATGGTATCCCTTAAGACCTCACAGAAGGCAACAAGAATATTATGTGTCGAAGACTCGATTCATAATCGCTCATTCCGGACGACGATCAGGAAAGACGGAAATTGCAAAACGAAAAATGGTTCGTCGGGCTTTGAGTTTTCATCTCCCAGATGGACGTTTCGTTTTCGGTGCTCCTACACATCAACAAGCCATTAAGATTTTCTGGGATGATGTTGTAGCTATGGTTCCTAAATGGGCTTTAAAGAAACCTATTTCCAGAGCTATTTCGTTATCTTCAAGAACGATACTTTTACAGAATGGAGCAAGGATCGAGATAGCCGGTCTTGATAAACCGGAACGAATCGAAGGTCCTCCCCTCGATGGATTTGTAGGGGATGAGTATGGAAACTTTAAACCTGTTGCATGGTCTCAGAATATTCGTCCTGCATTATCTACGTTAGGAAGATCGGGATTTGCAATTCTTATTGGAGTTCCAGAAGGTAAGAACCATTATTTTGAGTTAACGGAAGACGCTAAAAAGAAAGAAGATTGGGAGGTCTTTACTTGGCATACTTCGGAGATTAATCTTGAAGAAGCAGAGAAGGCAAGAGGTGATGTTGATGCTCTTACATTTTCTCAGGAGTACGAAGGAGCGTTTGTTTCATTTCAAGGGAAAGCTTATTATGCTTTTGATCCTGAATTCAACTGTCCTCCTGAAGACAAGCGAGCAATTTACAATCCGAGTTATCCATTAATTTTCTGTCATGATTTTAATAGAGTTCCTGGAACGTGTGTTATTGCACAAGAGCTTCCTGCTCCGGATTGGTTGAAGAAAATAAATCAGGGGAAAGATCGTGATCTTGTAACTACTTATATTGATGAAGTATTTTTCAGACAGGATTCAAACACTGAAAAAGTTTGTGACGAGTTGATTCGAAGATGGAGAAAGCATACTGGAACAGTGAATATCCATGGAGATGCCTCGGGTGGAGCAAAAGTATCATCGGGTGTTGATGGTAGTGATTGGGATATTGTAAGAGCGAAACTAAAACCACATTTCAATATTCGTGAATGTTGGCCAAGAGGGAATCCTCCAGTTCGTACCAGAATAAACGCCATGAATACACGTCTTCGATCGGCGGACGGATATGTGTCTTGCATAATTGATACAAAAGGATGTCCTATGCTTATTCGAGACTTTGAATCAGTAACGTGTAACGATGCTGGTGATCTTGAAAAGAGTGAAGCTCTTCTTACTCATATCAGTGATGGTGCTTCTTACTATGTTGCTGAGGAATTTCCATGTGGCGGAGGAGCTGAGATGAGCTTTGGAGAGGTGTGATGAATAAAGAAACTAAGATGTCCTCTTCTTAATGTTGGGCCACCTATTACAGGTGAAAAAGTTGTCACTGTGATAATGCAATATAAAATGAGAGAAGTAATTAAGAGGTGAAAGATGGCAGAAAAGACGGTAGAAAGTGAAGAAGTTCTCAGAAATGCCTTGTTGTTAATGAATAAAGAAACAAATTCATTAGCATTTATAAGTAAGAGTCTGGGAGTTTCAAAAGCAGTTCTACGAAACACTGTCGAACATCATCTCGGTAAATTATCGGGAAATGATTGGCTTGAAGCTTATAGAATAATGCGACAAAAGAAATTAGAAAGATGTCATGACTGGACAGTATGGGAATGTCAAATCTGTATGTATGAACATACGAACAAGTTTTCTAAGTGTCCATGCTGCGGATCCTACTGTATTCAGGAGAAAGTCTAAGAAACTTTATTGGAGGCGATCATGAAAAGAATAAGAGTTTTGTTTCTGTTGATGTTTGTTTTGGCATTCATCAACGGATGTGTAGTTAGTAAGAACGCAGATGGGAGTAAATCTTATTCCGTCGATCCTAAATTTTTGAACAAGGCAGAAGAGGTCGGAGAATCAACTGTCGGATTGGCAGAAGCATTAGCTCCCCTTCTTGGACCGGCTGGAGGCATGGTAGCTGGAGGTCTGGCAACTGGATTAGCGGTCTTTAAGAAAGTGAAGCCAAAATTGGAAAAGTCTCAAAAAGATTATGAACTTTCAAATACTGTCGCATCTATTTCCGTCGAAGCAATTGAACAGATAAAGAAAGATCATCCTCAAGTTTGGGACGCTGTGAAAACAAAGATAACTAAAGAGTGTGAAGAGAGCGGATTGGATACAAGAGTTGTGAAGAACGCTATTCGTGGATTACGAGGACTTCCGCCGAAGACCTAAGAAATCATCTTTCTCCCGGTTCCGCTGACACACGAGTACGTCGGCGGATTCCGTCATTATTTATAAATATGTGTGTGACGAAAATTTAAAACTCTTTTTGTTACAAGATAAAGATGAAGTTATTGATTTAATTTGTGATATCGATGACTCTGAGTCTGGGAGACGAAACGCTATCAATTTAGTATTAGCTATTCATGAAGAATTGATAGCTTCAGATTTAGATCTTCGTTGGTATTGGATGATCGGAGAATGTGATATCTGCGAATTTGAGCAGGTTTTAATTCTTCCTGCTCAGAATTTTTGAAGATGGAATAGTCGGACAAGAATGCGGTTCGTGTCACAATATGTCAATTTTTCCACAAAGGAGAGAGACGATGCTACGTTCGAGTGAAAAGAGAAAATTCTATTTGAAATGGTTTGTTGTTTTCTTCATCGCAGCTTTAATCGGTTTTCTCTTCACTGGTGGATATACTCCTCAGTCGAACGTTCTACAATCACAGAGTCAAGAAAACATTAAAATTTATCAAACATATATTCGTTCTACTGTTACAATTTATGGTGATTACCGATTTGATAGAAGTGATGAATTGATCTCTGTCGGGACTGGGTGTTTTATTGACAATACTCATATTCTAACTTGTTTTCATGTTGTGAATAGCGTTGATGCAGATACTCTTTTCATTCAGCAACATGAATGGACGAAGATTAGAGTTTCAATTTGTTTAGTTGATGAAAGCACTGATTTAGCAGTATTAGAAATAGAACATCCAAATCAATTGTCTAATTTTGCTTGTTTATCGTTACGACCAGAAGTAGAAGTTGGAGAAAGAGTGTTTATGATCGGCACTCCTTACGGACTTGATTTCTCATTCTCTATTGGAACTATTATGAGAAAGGATGCTAAATTAGATTTTCCAATAAGACAGGGAATAATTTCATTTTATCAAATGTTTAATGTTCATCTGGTACAAATATCCTCTGCTCCAGGATTCTCTGGGAGTCCGCTTATAGGTAGTGATGGAAAGCTTGTTGGAATCCATAAGGGACACGTGGGACCGATAGGAGCAGCGATCACAGGATATGCTATAAAAGATTTATTGTCTCGAATGTAATGATCCCCTGTTTTCACTGGAGAAAGTTCAGTGGTTCAGCAAGGTAAGAATTTAGAGGTCGCAGTTCCTTGCGTTGGATATCAAGAGATGTCCATCAGTTGGGAACTGATTCACGATTTACTTGGTGGAACTCAAGCGATGAGAGAAGCTGGTGAAAAATGGCTTCCTCGAGAACCACGAGAAGAAAGTTATAATGCAAGATTGAATCGTTCTATTCTCTATAATGGCTATCGTGATACCAGAAATAAATTAGCGAATAGACCGTTTTCTCATGAGATTCAGTTCAATGAGATTCCTGAAGAGTTAGAATATCTCAAGGATGACGTAGATGCAACAGGTCGTCCCTTTTCTTCTTTTGCTAAAGAACTCATGTCTGATCTTTTAGATTACGGTATCGCTCACATTTTTGTAGATCACACTGCCATTTCGGAGATCGAAGAGGGAGAAACTCTTACTAAGGCAGATGAAGAAAGAATAGGAGTCAGAGTTCTTTTTAACATTGTTCATCCTCCTAATTTAATAGGATGGCAAACTGAGGTCGTGAATAAAAAAGTAAAGCTGAAACAAATCCGCATTAAAGAAACAGTGATTGAACCGAGTGGGGGATTTGGTGATGTTGAAGTCACTTATGTAAAAGTTTATTACGAAGATAGTTGGGAGAAGTATGAGCTGAAACAAGATCAGGATAAACAAGATTATTGGGACTTAGTTGATCAAGGAACTTTCACTCTTGGTAAAATTTCTCTCACCACTATCTATGCTAATCGAACTGGTTACATGACCGCCGAACCTTCTCTCATGGACTTAGCTTGGTTGAATCTGGCTCATTGGCAATCTTATTCTGACCAAAGAAATATTCTTCGTCTTTCACGATTCGGTATCTTGTTTGGACGAGGATTTCCAAAAGATCTTGTAGGACAACCTCTTCCCATAGGACCGAGTAAAGCTTTTATCACCGATAAAACTGATGCTGATTTGAAGTATGTGGAGCACACTGGAAATTCGATCGAAGCAGGAGCAAAGGACATCGAAGATATTGAAATTAAGATGGAGATCTTAGGTCAACAACCTTTGATGCGATCTTCCAATTTAAGCACCGCGACGGCAAAACGAATCGATGAAAGTAGAAATGTTAGTCAATTAAAAACGTGGGTGAAAAATCTTGAAGAAGGATTAAGGAAAGCTTTAGAATTAGCTTGTGAATGGAGACAACTTGAACCTCACGAAGATATGCGAATCGATATCTTTAATGATTTTGAGGTTTCGATTTACGGTAATACGGATAAGGAACTGTTATTGAAATGTCGTACTGAAGGAGAGATTACGAGAGAACGGTTCTTGAGAGAGGAACAACGTCGTGGAGTCTTTTCTGGTGAGATGGATCCTGAAGAGGAGGCTAATGCTGTTGAGAATGAAAGTGTAAATAGCTTAAAGAAATATATTGAACCAGATGAGGATGAAGATCTAGAACCGGAGGAAAACCCTCCGGAGGAAGAACTTCCCGTTGAAGAATGAAAACTAAGAAGAAAATTTTTATCTATGTGATTTATTTTCCAACTTCTAATAAGTATTACGTTGGACAAACTTGGGATTTAAATTACAGAATGATGTATCATCTAAAAGATTGTAATAAGAGCATTGGAGCCTGGAATTTATGCTTATAGAATTCGATTCAATACTCTTGGTAAATATGTTCTTGTGTTCCTGGAAGATGGAGTAAAGCAATTGATTAGTATAATAACAGTTGAAAAAGATGGCTAAGACTGTCAATGAAAAGCTCGTTGATAAATATATTCGCCACGCGATTTCTATTGAAAGGCTTAAGAATAGTGAAGCGAAAGCTATCTCTCAATTTCTTGGGAAGCAAGTCTTCCCTGAACTCATTGATAAACTATTAAAAGAGCTGGATAAAATCGATCCTGCTAAAATGACAGCTAAATGGGTGACGACAAGATTAAGAAGAATGACTGCCGCAATTGACAAACTGATTATAGCTGGTATGGGAAGAGCCGAAGATGCTTTGGTCGGGAATCTCGTAGATCTTGGTAATTTTGAAGCTGAGTGGATTAAGACAACGATCGAAGATACAATTCCTGTTGATATTGATCTTTCCTCACCGAGTAAAGCAGTTATTAGGACATCAGTTCTTTCTGCTACTTTTGATGATCATAAATTGAAAACTTGGCTGAAAGCTTATAAAAAGTCTGTTCGAGTGGAGATGATAAAAGAAACTACGAAAGGAGTGGTACAAGGAGAATCTATTCCCCAGATTGGAAGAAGGATACGCAAATTAGCTTCGGTGAAAAGAAAACAAGCCGAACACATTGCGAGAACAGCAGTGAGCAGCATTGTGAACAGAGCACGTGATTCGGTTTATATTGAGAACAAAGATATTATTACTAAGGTTCAATATCGAGCTACTCTGGATACTCGCACTACTTTAATATGTATCAATCTGGATGGAAAAGTCTTCCCGACAGATGAAGGACCACGACCTCCTCAACATTTTAATTGTAGGAGTATCGCTGTTCCAGTTATTGCTTCTTGGAAGAAGTTTGGATTAAAAGATCCTCCAGCAGCGACCAGAGCAAGTATGAACGGAGCAGTTCCAGCAAAGACAACTTATCCTCAATGGTTAAAGAAACAATCTGCAAAAGTGCAAGATGAGGTTCTTGGAAAGACTCGTGGAAAATTGTATCGTGCTGGAAAAGTAAAAATTGATAAGTTCGTTAGTAAAGATTATAAACCTCTTACTTTGATTCAATTAAAGAAAAGCGGAATTGATATTGATTAATAAGACAAAAATTTGTCCTAAGTGTAAAATTTCTAAGTCTATCAGCGAATTTAATAAAGATAGACATAGAAAAGATGAATTAAGATATGCTTGCAGACAATGTAACGACAATAGACCAAATAAAAAGAAAGAAAACAGGAATCACGTTCTTAGGAAATTTGGTATTACAAATCAACAATATGAAGATTTGTATAAAGTTCAAAATGGATTATGTGCAATTTGTGGGAAACCAGAAACTTCAATAAATCAACACAATAAAATGAGCTTAGCTGTAGATCATGATCATAAAACTGGAATAATTCGAGGACTACTTTGTAGTTCTTGTAATAGAAGATTAGGAACATACGAGAATACTAAGGAAATTTTTGAAGATTACTTGAGTGAATCTCCTAAAAGAATGATAAAAATTTATCGACTTTGGGTCGAAAGGAGATTATAAAATTCCTTACGAAAATTGGCATTCAGCAAGAATAAGACAGCCGGGAAGGTTTGTTAGGATTCGAGTTCTTTGGTCAAGACAAGGAATAATGACTTATGGAGGTCCGTTAAAAACTGATCCAAGAGGATCTTCAAAGATTCAATCTATTCGTTTCAGAGCGTCGAAGTGGAGCGTAAAAGAAGCTAAAGATTGGCTTCGTAAACATAAATATAAATGGTCTGAGTTTGAAAAAGCCAGCGGAAAATCGAAATAATTTGGAGGCCTAAATTATGTTGGCAGCAGTTTTGGACAGTCTCGATGGTCTTAGTGATCAAGAGAAAGAGCACTACGTAGAAAGGGAAGGAAAATGGTACTTGGAGGTAGAACCCGTTTTAGGATTGGCCTTAGAGGATGTCGGTGGTTTGAAGAAGACTGTCGGAACTCTTCGGCAAAGTGAATCTTCTTTGAAGAAGCAGTTGGAAGAAATGCAAAAGACGTATGAAGGAATCGACGCAGAAGAGGCGAGGAACGCTCTTTCGAAGTTCGATGAGATTAAGAACTGGGATGGAGACAAGAAAGCTCAAGAACAGATCGAAGCTGCGAAGCGTGAGCTCGTGAAAAGACATCAGAAGGAGAAAGAAGATTTGGAGAATCAACTTTCCAATGCTCAAGATCAACTGACAGATGCTCTTGTTAATACAAAGATCGTCGAGGCACTTCAGAAAGAGGAAGGAAATGTTGAACTTCTTATGCCTCATGTGAAGGAACATGTTCGTATGGTGCAGAATGCTGAAGGACGGTTTTATCCGGAAGTAACCGATGAGCACGGAAATCAACGTATCGGTGATGGAGATGGATCACCAATGACCATTCATCAGTACATTTAAGAGATGAAAGGTAACAAAACCTTTTCAGCAGCATTTCCGGGAGCTAATCAGTCTGGCTCTGGTGGAAACAATAATGAAACCCAGAAAGACCAGAGAAATAACAATAACAAGAAAGCGAAAATCGTTAATTCAAGCGATACCAAAGCTTGTTCCGATAATCTGGAGGACATAGCGAAAGGTGACGTAGTCGTCGATTTGAGTCAGTGATTAAAGACCGTGAAAATCAAAATTTATATTTATGCTATTTATTTTCCAGTGTCTGATAAATATTATATTGGTCAGACAAAGAATCTAAATAGATTAATCGGTCATCTTCGATCTGATCTTCTTGTTGGGAAAGCTCTTTGGAAGTATAATGATTGGAAAGTTTCAATTCTTCATACTGTATTTGATCGTGATGTTGCTAATCAAATTGAAATTGAAGAAATTAGAAATTTTAATTCCGTCGCTCCAAACGGGTATAACTTAACTCATGGTGGAAATGTAGGATCTTATCTTTCTGAGATCACTAAGGAAAAGATCAGTAGATCGATGATGAATAATATCAATGGAAAAGGAATGAAAAAGGATAATTCTGGTGAAAATAATCCATTTCATGGAAGAAAACATTCAGAGGAAACAAAGAAGAAGATGAGAGTTGCTTCTAAGAAAAGGAGATGGAAATCTATAAAGGCTAAACTGAATGGAATTATCAGTGACGGAAAGATTGTGAAATAAGGATGTGATCTGTTCTGGTGAACAGATCAATTATAGTTACGGGATGTAACTATGATCTTCACAATTCAGTCTTGTAGGCAACAAGACTATATTTCCAAATTTGCTTAGATTCGGGATGAATCGTTAAATCGGGATGATTTAATATCGTTGAAACAAAAATTTCATTCAGTTTTAGAGGTGTATCATGGCAAACACATTAACAAACATTCTTCCCAAAATTCTGGCTCGGGGATTGATGACTCTCCGAACTCGATGTATCATGCCTCGTTTGGTTAATGGCGACTACAGTGCTGACGCTGCAAAGAAAGGAGCAACGATTGATGTTCCTGTTCCGGTGGCTGTTAGTACTCAAGATGTTGCTCCGGCACGAATTCCGGTGACTCCTGGGAATCAAGCTCCCGGTTTGGTTCAGGTCCAGCTAAACAACTGGAAACAAAATGAACCGATTCATTTAACCGATAAGGAGTTGGCTGAGATCGATATGAATGAGCATTTCTTGCCGATGCAGATGCAAGAGGCAATTAAAGCTCTGGCGTCTGATGTTAATCAAAGCATCTTCGCAAAATATAAAGGAGCTTCCCGCGGAGTCTACGGATGGGTCGGAACGGCCGGAACAACTCCTTTCGGAGATAGTGTTGGTATCAGTTCTGCAACCGGAGCACGAAAGGTTCTTAATCAGCAACTTTGTCCGAGAACAGATCGTCGTGGTGTTTTGGATTTTGATGCTGAGGCAAACGCTCTGGATCTTTCGGCATTTAGTGATGCTGAAAAGATTATGTCGGCTATTGTGAAGACGGAAGGTGAAATTGGTCGAAAGTTCGGTATTGATTGGTTCGCCGATGATGATGTTCCTACTCACACGGCTGGAACGATTGCAACCGATACTGGATCTCTTCGCCAGTGTGCTGTGAATAATGGTGCTGGTTATGCGATCGGTGATAGCACTATCAACGTCGATTTCGATAATGATGCTGGTGATGCGGGTGCTGGAACGATCGTGATTGGTGATATCATTTCGTTCGCCGGTCATACTCAAACCTACACTGTCATCGGAAGTGCTGATTATACGTTCGCAGCTAGTGCGATCACCGGACTTCAGTTCTATCCGGCTCTTAAGGCCGCAGTCGCTGATGATGAAGTTATTACCGTGAAAGATGATCACGTCGTGAATGTGGTCTTCCATCGGGATGCTTTTGCCTTTGCGACCAGAGCTTTACAGGACGCTGAAGCACTTCAGAGAGCAATCGGTGGTTCCAGTCAGATCATGTCAATGCAGGATCCGCTGACCGGTCTTGTCTTAAGACTGGAAGTTTCGCGTCAGCATAAACAGTTCGTTTGGGAGTTCGACATTCTTTGGGGAGTTGAGCTCGTCCGTCCGGAACTCGCTGTACGAATTGGTGGATAGTCCATCCGATCCGGATGTGGGCCTCCGCTGAAAGAGTTGGTGGTGGCAAGATTGATTTTTGTCACCACCACTCGTATTAAAGAAAATTTCATAGTCGAGGAAAATTATGAACGAAGAACTTGATAGAGTTGAAATTCTCTGCCACGGATCTCCGGTTTTTGTTTTGCGAGAAAAGCTGGATGAGTTCTTAGCTCGTCCGGCTTACACTCTCCCTCCGGAACCGACCGAAGAGCCGGAGAAAGATCCACAAGACGATCTTGAGGATTCGAATGAAAATCCTGAAGATAATCAAGAACTTAATCCTGAAGACGAGCAAGAACCCGAGGTCGAAGATTAGCAGTCACCATCGCAATTTGTCACCGCGAAAGTGGTGACAAGCAATTATTCTATTATAAGGTGATATCATGGCTGCGACTTTTGTTGTAGAAGATGGTACTGGAAAATCTGATGCGAATGCTTTCATTACGATAGCTGAAGCTGATCAAGCTATTGATAATTACTGGAGTAGTTCTACATGGACGGCTGCGAGTGATGCTGAGAAGCAAGATGCAATTCGCAAAGCGACTCAATATATGTGTCTTAGTTACACATGGAAAGGATATCGTGTGCATGAAACTCAGGCTCTTCAATGGCCGAGAGAATGGGTCTGGGATGACGAAGGATGGTATATAGAAATCACTGAAATTCCTCAGAAGGTGAAAGACGCTTGTGCTTATTTAGCTTTAAAAGTTATTGAAGGAGCAACTCTCTTAGAAGACCAAGAAAATGAATCAGAAGTGAAAAAGACCAAATTTGTTGTAGGTCCCATCACTGAAGAAATTGAATATGTAAGGGGTGAGGCTCCAGATACTGCTTATGTTATCGCTGATAATTTATTGGATCCTTACACTGAGCAAGGAACTTCTTACGTATCTGAATTAGAAAGAGCTTAAAATGTCTGCTGATGGTCGTTCTACAAGGGATATAGTAATTTGTCTTGAAACAAAAGTAGAGGGTGTGAAAAAAGAAATCAGTGATGTGAAATTAACTTTAAATAATCATTTAAAACATCACGAGGATAGGGAGAAAGAAGATAGGAAACGGTCTTGGGCATTAATTCTATTAACAATAGGAGCAGTCTTAACTACGGCATGTTCTGTGATTGGAACAGTGATAGCTCAAATCTGGTGTAATTAATGGCTCTTACTGCGACAACTATAAATAATATTCTTACTCGGTTAGGAGTAACAGCAACAGCCAGAGTTTATGAAAGTGCATCATTTGATCCTACTACGAATACAACGACTGAAGGAAGTCCGACTGACTATACAGTGAAAGTTATTCCTCCTCATAAAAATAAGGAAGGATATCAAAAGTCAGAATTAATAACTCATGGAAAAGGATGGACGGGAATTGCGAACAAAGATCTACAATTCGATGTGAAAGCTGGTCTCATTTTGATTATAAACAGTAAAACTTGGACAGTTGTAGGAGTGACTCCTCTTTCAAATAATTCTGGAGTCTTAGCGTATCTTATGGAGATAGAATCAGGTTCATAATGCCTACGAATGTAGCCCAATTTAATAAAGCTTTAGAAGTTGCTGCAAAGAAGCTTATCGATGAAGAAGTTCTTGATTTAATAAAAGCAGTTTGTTTAGAAACATTTAGAAGAATTGTTGATCGTACTCCGATTGATACTGGAAGAGCAAGAGGAAATTGGCAGGTTGAAATAAATAAACAAGCAGCGACGACTATCATTGATCCTAATTTATGGGATGAAGTATTTGAACGTGGAGCAAAGATAATTGAAACAATGCCTCCGTTTAGTGTGGTTCATATAACTAATAATGTTGAATATGTTTATTATCTGGAATATGTTCGTCGTAGTCAACAACATCCAGAAGGCATGGTGGAGATAACTCTCCAAGAAATGACAGTTTGGTTAAGATCAGCATAGTGGAGAAAAGATGATTGAGTTGAAAGATGAGATAAGAAGAGCAGAATCGTTTCAAGTAAAAGTATATCGAGGAGCTGCACATTTAGCAAAAGTTCAAAAGGTAGAATCGCTTCTTGATCTTGGATGTGGATATCCAGTAAAATTAGAGAAATACCTTTCCTTCGTGAAAGACATTGTAGGAGTTGATCTTCCTGTGAAGATTAACTTGATAGAGAATGCGAATTTCGGAGAATGGAAAAGGCACGATTTCAATAAAAAGAAATTGAGGTTAAGAAGAAAGTTCGATATGATTATCGCTGCTGATATTATCGAACATCTTACTTATCCAGATATCTTATTGGAATCTATAAAAGACCATAGCCATGAAGAAACTATCGTTTTGATTTCGACTCCGGAAGCTGAATCTACTTTAAAAACTTCTGATGGAAAACCAGCGAATAGGCAACATAAACAAGAATGGAAGATATCGGAGTTTATTAACTATCTTGTGAGTAGAGGATTTCAAATAGTCGATTTTGGCTGCTACATTGAATCTAATGGAGCTTACCCATATATTTGTGATTATTTCCTCTGTCGGGTAAAGAAAGGATAATATCATTGGGATTTGAATTAATTACAAATCGAATCACCACGAGTTTCGTGGCTTTAGCTACAGCGAATAGTTTTGTAGTTAGATATGAGAATGATCCTACTGATACTCCGACTGATGAAATTTGGATGGAAGTGAAAGTTGATTTTGGGAATTCTAATCAGATTACAATAGGAGTGAAACAATTTAGAAATCCTGGAATTCTTACTGTGATGATAAAAAGTAAAACAGGAAAAGGTTCGGCTCCGGCTTTAGCTGTTGCTGATACGATTGTGGATTGGTTTCGTGCTAATATAATTAGTCAAGTTCATTTTCAAACTCCTCGAATAGAAAAGGTTGGAAGAGTCGATGATGATTATCAAGTGAACGTCATTTGTCCTTTCTTTGCTGATGAAAATTAAGAAGTGTTATAATCGTGAAAAAGTAAAAGATCGAAATGAGTTCTATAAGAATTCACGGAGAAAAGATGGTCTTGATACATGTTGTAAAGAATGTAGGAAAGATATTCATAGAAATGGGAATCTACAAAGATATGGAATTTCTATCAGACAATATGAATATCTAAGGAAGGTTCAAGATAACAAGTGTGCAATTTGTGATCAAGAATTGAATGATCAGAATTTTCATGTAGATCATGATCATAAATCTGGGATTATACGTGGTTTGTTGTGTCCTTCTTGTAATGTAGGATTAGGTCATTATGAATCTAAGAAGAAACTATTTGAACAATATTTGAAAACAGCTCCTGAAAGAATGGTAAGAGTTTACAAATATTGGTTAAATATGTAGGAGCTTATCATGGATCAAATAGAGAGATTAAAACAATCTGTTGACGATTCAACAGTGACGAAGAGCACTGCCTTCGGTACTCAGAAATTGACGATCACCGATAATCGTGTTCAAGGAACGAGTCAGGCTTGTCGTTCTTGTTTGATTCATGTTCCGTCAAGTAATTCTGGTCGTGTATATTTAGCTAATGAGACAGCCGATACAAATGATTGGCTCGTTCCAGTTGGACAAGCAATTCCGGTTCCGGTAGAAAATATCAACGAACTGTACTTCTACGGAACTTCGAACGGCGATGTAATATATGTTCTTTGGCGAAATTAAAATATAACTTCGAATTATTCGGAGATCTATTATGGCTGTTACTGAAGATACTGTCTGGGAAGTGAGAACTGATGGAGCGGCGACAAACGGTGGTGGATTTGATGATCTTAATCCAGGGACTTCTGTGGATTATAGTCAACAAGCCTCAGCTCAATTGTCTTTATCTGATATTGCCTCCGATGGAGCTGGAACTGGAATATCTTCAGCGACTGGTGGATTCACAGCAGCGATGGAAGGAAATATTATTTTCATAGAAGGAGCTGGATTTACCACTGGATGGTATCAGATCACAGCTTATACTGATACAAATAATATAACAATTGATAGAAGTTGCGGTGCGAGTCAGACTGGTGGAACTGGGAACGTTGGAGGAGCATATACTTTCAACACTTCTTATGATGCTACTTTCTTCAATGCTACGAATAAGAATCAATATAATGTCTGTTGGGTGAAATCTGGAACCTACACTATTACTTGGAATATAACCATAGCTCGAAGTTATTTTCGATTCTATGGATATAATTCTACGAGAGGAGATGAACCTCAAGGGACTGATCGACCTTATTTCAGTTATGGAAATAACGGTAATTATCTCTACTTTAATAGTACAGCAACAAATGCAAGAATAGAAGGTCTGAGAGTTGATCAAGCTCATTCAAGTGGACCTGCTGGGGCTCTTTTAATGTATGGGGATTATTCTCATATAAGAAATTGTAAAGTGTCTCGTTCTGGTTATTCAGGTGCTCCTGCTTTATTAATTTATGGAACATTTCCGTCTGTAGTTCAATGTGAATGTTCTTCCGATACTGGACGAGCTCTTGAAACTGGATGTAGTAATATTTCTATTTTTTACTGCTATTTCCACGATTCTGCCGTTGGAATTTATCGACCCAGTAGTAATATTGGATTAGTTGTAGCTCACTGTGTGATTGATACTTGTTCTTCACGGGGAATTAATTTATATCGCGGTAATACAGTTATGAATTGCACTGTCTATAATTGTGGGACTGGGATTTATTTCTATTCTTCTCATAATACAGCAATAAACAATATTATTCACACTTGCACTACTGGGATCTACGGAGCTCAGAATGTGGTTTCGGATTGGAATTGCATCTATAATTGTACTGCCGATTATAGTAATGGAGTTGAAGCTGGAGAGAATGACTTCGATCAAGATCCTCTTCTCAATGATCCAGCGAATGCTGATTTCACTTTAACTTCAGGAAGTCCTTGTTATAACACCGGAGCGAAATTGGGAGCTGGAGTAGGATTATAAAATGTCTTACAAACTAAATCTCGGTGCTTTTCAAACAGACGAAGCTTCTTCTAACTATGAACAGAATTTAGGAGCTGATCAAACCGATGCTCCTCCTGTTTATGAGGCTCTTCAAGGAACAGTGTCTGCTCAGGCTGGAACTGAAGCTGATCTTTATTTTGGAATTCCTTTCGAATTATTCGGAGATTTATTATGCAGGCGATAATAAATAGTGATTCAATACGGATAGACGGGGATAAGTTAAGATTTTTGGTACAATTTCCAGAAATCACCTCTGGATATCATGGAATACAGATAGATTTTCCTGCGACTTTGGATCAAATGAAAAGAGCAATTTTAGAAGTAGGTGTGAATTTACAGAAGAAACTCACCTCAATAGCAGATTGTAAATCTAATTTTCAAAAATACTTAGATATTCCTATTGAGGTCTAAGATGGCTGCATATACAATCGAGTTGACAGGCACTCAAAATAGTGCAACAATCACTCCTTTATTTGTTTTCTCCGGTACGATAGAAGTGGAAATAGACGACGTCTCTCAAGGATTTCTTACATCCGGAGTAGCGGGATCCTTTACCTTAAATAATGGAGAGAAACTCGAATATATATGTAGTGATTGGGATAGTATTACTAAAATTGATATAGGAGTAGATAAAGTCTCAGGTGATATCTCCGGTTGGACACTGCCGAGTTCATTAGTGGATTTTTATATTAATTCTACGTCTGTTTCAGGTGATATCTCCGGTTGGACAC